GCCGGCACCATGTCGCATACCATTGTAAATAGCATCGGTGCTACAGGATTGATCCAGTTCCTACCATCAACGGCGGCCGGACTGGGTACCACAACGGCGGCACTTCGCCAAATGACGAACGTTCAACAGTTGGATTATGTATATAAATACCTGAAAGTATATGCCATTAAATTCAAAGCTTTTGAAGATGTGTATTGTGCTATCTTCTACCCTGTTCTTATCGGGAAGCCTGATAATTATGTAATACCATCTACAGCCGTTGCACGTCAAAACCCACTCTTTGATATTAACAAGGATTTGAAAATTACGAAACTTGAAGTACGAACGAAATTGCTTAGCATGGTTCCAACAGCATTTATTAATGATTTTCTAAAAAAAAAATAATGGCAACAATTGACTATATAATTATCGCCGTTTGGGTGATCCTGGGCGGTTTAATCATTTTTAAACTTTCAGAATAACAGCCGTATGACTAAAGTAATAACCTATTTCATTGTGTTTATATACGTGTTTTTGGCACTGTATAGCATATACAAAACAACCAATAAACCAACAGTAACAGCATGAGCGATACAGTAGCAACAACCACAGCAACCACCGACACCAGCGTGCTAACTAAAGCCGAACAGACCTATAATGATTTTATGGGCTGGAAAGGAATCACTTACGTCATTGTTTTTATGTACGTATTTATGGCCGGTTACAATATTTACAAACACCTAAACCGATAGTATTATGCCCAATCCACTATTACCGGTTATTTTTGAACGACCTTCAAACCCGAAATACAGGACTTCGGATTTACCGAATACGCAACCGGCACTTATCTTTAAGGATGGTGATTTTACGTATCTGTGCTGGTTGTATGGTAGCATGACAAAACCGAACTGGAAGATTTGCAGGATTCAAACTGTATTCAATAATTTTCAAAGACTTAATTATGATCCGGTACATGATTCCTATTTACCCTTTACCCTTGATGCCACCGGTGGTACAACCGCTTTTCTGTATCCTTTTGGGTGTGGTGGTTATAATTTTCATCCGAGCCAGGTAAGCCAATATGATTTTGATTTTTTAAGATAGAAAATTTATGGAAAATAAATATAATCCGCTTTTGCCGTATGGGTTTCAACTATTGACCCCCAATGTTGCATCAGCAGCACTAAACGGTCAAAGTCATTTGATACTTACCATGAGCGATGGGAGTGTGATTGATGCGGGAATAGTACAGGCATTACCTGGAAGAGATGGCACCAATGGCATAAACGGGATAAATGGCATAAACGGAACAAACGGAACAAATGGGACCAATGCACCCTTAAATCTCTCAATTCGTCAGGTTGGTTCAAACGGGCTTGTTACTCCTGAACGTTTCGCCTGGCCGGTAAGTATTACTGTTTCACAGGTGCTGTTAATGTCAAATGCTTCTGATATATCCGTAACCATTGCAGGGGTAGATTATGATAAAACAACCCTGGTAGGTGTAACAATACCAATCGGAACGGAACTAATTATTAACCACATTACAATTGTTGCCGGACAGGAAAATGCAAACGCAATAATAATATTTTGAGTATGATAAAGATAAATGATACTGTTGAGTTTGACGAAAGCAAATTACTTTCAGAACAAACCCAGGAATTTCAAGCCTGGTATAATGAAAATGTAAATGGTTTGATTAATGATAAACTTGTACCTAATTCATTAGATGAATATAAACGACCAAAAAGTTATACGGTAACTGTTTTTTCATTCACTATTACCATAGACCCGATTTATATTTATCCGGATCAATCTAATTGGTCATGTAGTGATTTTCGACTAACAATTAAAAACGCTTAAAAATGGCAAATTTATTTAAAACGCGCTTTGTTCCAAATCCGGATGGTTCTGATTCGGCTACAGCGATAACAAACGCTAATACTGCATTTGTACATACATATATCGGTGATGATTTTTCAGGAGATGGCACACGTGAATATCCATATAAATCAGCTTTTAAAGCTAATCAAAAAAGTGGAGTGATTTACATGCTTTTTAGAGGTGTTATAAATGAGGCATTTTCAACATCTTTAAAAATAATAGGTGATGATATTAACCAACAGTTTATTACAAGTAATTATACTGTCAACTACTCCTATGCATATAAGTGTACTATTACAGGAGTCATAAGCAATGGTTTTGTTTATAATAGTATTGTTAGTCAGACTAATATTACACCATGGTTATTAATATCATATTGTTTAGTTTTAAAAGTCACTGGAATTGGCACTATCCAAAATGGAACTTTATATAATTCCACATTGGTAAATTATATCCATATGTCTGATACTTCAACCCCTATAAACTGTATTATGTGTGGATTTAATTATACTACTGCATATCCTTTTAGTGGAAAATATATTGTGTTCCCATCAAGTTACATTTTCAAATATAATAACGTTGCTATTGTTCAACCAATATGGACAAATGACAGTAAGGCTAATATTCAATTACTTCGTAATGCTTATTTAGCTGCCGGAATGACACAAATAAAAGTAGATAGTTTATTTTTAAAAGACTCATTTGGAAATGAAACTTGTCGAATCGTTAAAGAATCAAGAAACGGAGGTATATCAGCAAATATATTTAATCGCTACGATGGTACTGGTAATGTGTTAGATTATTCATTAAATCCTGATTCAAACAATGAAGCCCTTTATGCTTCCGATTTAGGCGGGTATGTAGGTTGTTTTGGCCCTGCTTCAAAAGTGATTAGTACCGATTTAGATACTCCTATCAATGTGAATGTTGATGGTACGGATGATGTTACTGCTGGTACATTAACACGGGTTAATGTAGATCAAACAATAGATTTTAATACTGCTTCATCTCAAATATGGAATAGGATTAAAAATCATACAACTATTGTGATCCCAAACGGAATAAAATTTAAAGGGGGTGATTTAATGTCTGATGACGGTTCCGCTTTTGGATATTATTTTGGCAAACATCAAAATCTTATGGATACTATTGCATTAACTCCGGCTGATGCATTGGAACAAAACACCATCTATAAAGTTTGCAATGTTAGCCGTGATATTTATAGTGCTATCATTTTCAACGGAACTCAATATTTACCGGACTACTTTTTTAAGACCGGTACAGTTGTTCTTAATTATACTCTGCTGAATGTAGGTTCCGGTACTATTGTTCGGAAAGTATTAGCCACACCAATGGAGTCAATTGAAGTCATTCCGTATGATGATGATGTTACACCTTCTATTACTTTTCCAAAATTTAGTTGTCCTATGTTTGGAAATGTACAAATGTTGTTTCATAAAATTGGAGTCAACATTGATAAGCCGGTTTTATTCAGTGAAGTTGCAAATGATAAAATTGCTTATTATGATGATTGGGCGGTAACAAATGCAGATCAGGAGTTTGTAACCCTTGCCAACGACACTGTAAATTATTACTATAAAATTCCGGTATTGAAATATTTACGCACGGAATTAAACGGACATTTTAACGCTGATTACGATCAATAATTATGATACGGATTAATACGATAGGCATTACCATGGATATGGGTATCATTCCTCCGGTAACACGAATTAAAAGCAAAATTAATTCTATTGGTATAGTGAAAGATTACGGGGTAATACCCCCTAAGAACTTTTTTCGGTCAAAAATATCAAGTGTTGGAATATCCGAAGATATAGCAGAAAACGCAACTTTAATCTATCAAATAAACTAATAAAATATGCATATATCCGAATGGTTAACCCCGGCAGTTGTCAGTCTAATTACGTTGGCCGTTGCATTGCCAATACAACGAAAATCATCGAACAGTAAAGCCCTTGAAACACTTGAAAAAGTGTATGGTAATATCATTAAAAAATTGGATGAACGTGTTGAAAAATTAGAGGGGTTATTACATATCAAAGATTCAAAGCATTGTGAAAATGCACTAACTTGTAAAAACAGAAAGGCAGCATGAGAAAAAAAATAATCCAACGCTGGCATGCTGAAACGCCTATTTTTGCGAGGCTAATGCAATTTGTTTGCGGTGCCCTGGTATTCGTCCCACATTTTTACACTGCATTGCCGGAAGAGTTCAAAGTGTTTACACCGATTGAATTAAAAGGCATTGCCATTGCAGCTATCATCGCAGGACTATTACTTAACCTAACAAAAAAGAAAGAACAATGAAGAAACTATTTATCTTACTTTTCCCGGTACTTCTATTTTCGTGTGCAACTCAAAAGAGTTTTACCAATTCAGACACCAATACCAACCTTAACCAAGGCAAAGAAACGGAGAAGATTTATGAAACCATTTTCCGTGATTCTCTTGTGATCCGCGACTCTGTTGTGCTCCATGCAGATGGTAGCGTGTCGAAGATTCACAGCGAAAATAAAACAAAAATTCAAATTGAAAATGTATACTGGTATATCAATCAACATATTGAACTTACTAAAACCGTTCTTAGAACTGAGAAAATATACTATACTAAATACAAACATGATTTTATCTGGTATAGCGGTCTATTATTCTATTTATCTGTAATTATTTTCTTAATCTATAAACTCAAAAACAAATTAAAACCATGAACAAAGGACTCGTTAAACTAAAAGCAATTGACGCACGGGCAAAAAAAATCCGTGAAGCTGGTGGTAGTACTACAAAGACTATTACTGTTGTAAAGTATCACATCAAACAAAAGGATGCAGTGAAGCAAGCTGCACGTGAATTGAGAGGTGGCACAACTATTAAAGCACACAAAAGGATCAGACGTAGAAAGTAACCTATGAATATTAAAAAACCTATTGCCAGGCTAAACCCCAAAGAAATGACTTTGGGTGTTGAGCCGAAACATAAAGTAGCCAAACCAAAAACAAAAGCTGAAGAAATTTTATTTGTGACAAAACAAATTAATTTCTTGAAAGGAAAACGCAACAAATTGCCTAAAAACAGTTGGAAAAGACCAATCATTCAAAACCTGATTGATGTTGCAGAAAAAGACCTGACAGCTCGTCGTAAAAAATACAATATGCCTTTAATTTAACATGGCCAAATCAATAGATAAAAAGCTTACCGATAGTAACGGAACTGTTTCAGTTGGTGGCCGTGCCGATAGGTTTTGGAGGGGTAAACCGGTTAAACCATCTTCCAGTTATGAAATGAGCAACACCCCTGGAGTGGTGGATCAGTTTGCTATCATTAAAAAATACAACCTGAAAGGGTTTGAGTACGGCAACTGGGTAAACAATAATGACCGGAACGACCGGTTAACAGCTACCGCCGAAAGCATGGCAGACCTGGCAAAGATTATCGGTTCAAAGAATATTGGTTTTGATGGCATGGTAGGCATTGCCTTTGGTGCCCGTGGTCATAGTGGTGCATTGGCACATTTTGAACCAGGTACTTTTATGATTAACCTGACTAAAGAAAAAGGTTTTGGAAGCCTGGCACACGAATACGGTCACGCATTAGATTACTTCTTTGGTATGTACATCGACCAGAACCCGCAATACACATCGTTAGTTGGTGGTCGTACTACCCGGATGAATTTAGTTATACCAGGTGCCGGTACATTGCGAAAAATGGCAAATGATGTTATCAATGCTGTGATCGACAACGGAAAGTCCGTGTATTATGAAAAGCTATCTGCCATGTATGATGGTGATACATCCGGATACCCATTCAGGAGAAACGAAATATTTGCACGGTTGTTCGAAGTGTGGGTAAGTAATAAGTTGAAAAGTAAAGGAATTCAAAACACCTTTCTTTCTCATAGAAAGTATGAAAGTGGCATGTATCTGAATGCATCCGAATTTAAACGTGTTTCCCCTATGTTGGACAAACTCATTAAAGAGATGGCATCCTTTATGAATAATAAAAAGAAAAGCACCGGAATAACCCGTAAAACAGGTATGAAGATTGCTGCAAGGAAATAAAACAATTTCAATCAATAAAAAGCGGGTACATCGTTCAGATGTACCCGCTTTTGTTTTATAAAAATAGCTAATAAGCTGATTATATGGCTTTAAAAAAGAATGAATTGCTCTACCAACTGAGCTAAAGAGGCAAACATTAAAATGTAACTAAATTCTATATGACTGAATTAAAAGAAAATATATAAAAGTAATGTACATATAAAAGCAACTAAAAACATATAAAGTATTATATTTGTACCTTGATTTGTTTGACAATTTATGAAAGTATGTTTTTGTCAAACATTTTAATTGTTTTGTCGAACATTTAAACTCTGGTACACTATGCAATTCAAATTAGTATTTAAGCCCCGGACAACAACCGGAAAAAAGACAGAAATTCAAATCGAATGCTATTTCTCCCGAAAGTACAAGTACATCGGAACTGGTGTTTTTATTGAACCGGTGTATTGGGACGATAAAAAAAGTTTAGCAACTACTAAACATCCCCAATATGCTACCGTAAACAAGTTGCTAAAAGATAAAGTCAGCGATCTTGAAAAAGCAAATTATAAATGTACCGAAAGCGGAAATGTTTTTGACTTCAACGCCCTGAAGAACATTTCGACTGGCAAAGATAAACAAACATTTTGTGATTTCATAACAAACGAGCTAAAAAAAGAGCCGGAACTGGGATATAAAAGTATTGTTAAGTACAAATACAACATTGAAATTATCCGGGGTATCCTGGGTGAAATAACCACCGACAAAATAACTGAAAAGGAAATTGAAAAATTAAATGTTGAGTTTCACAAACAATATGCGGATAGTACTGTAGCCAGATTACATATATTTACACAAAAATACTTGAAGCAAGCCATTAAATTACGTGTGATCCGGAATAACCCGTATGACTTTGTAAAACTTCAAAAATTCAAAGCAGAACCCAAAGGCACTATGCACACCATGGCAGAACTTGACGCATTGGCCAACATCAAGGATTTGGAATATACACAAGGCATGATACGGGACCGGTATTTATTTTCGTGTTACACGGGGTTACGGATTTCTGATAATTTGGCACTCCTAAAGACCCATTTAACCGACACCCCGGATGGTTATGTGGTGAACCTGCATACGATAAAAGGGTACGGGCACGATTTGATTCATCCCCTGGGCTTGATGTTTGATGGCCGTCCGGATGTCATTGCACGCCGGTGGATGGCCGCCCATGGTGAAGAAACATTATTCCCTGCTGTATCCCGAACATACATCAGTACCGTTTTAATTGCATTGGCGGCATTGGCAAAGCCTAAAATAGACAAACACCTCACATTCCACGTTGCCCGGCATACATGTGCCAGTCTGTTGGCTGACATTTCACAAAATCCGTATCTTATCATGAATATTTTAGGACACAGCGACATAAAAACATCCATGACCTATATTCATGCATCCCCCGAAAATACAAAGAAACAATTCAGAATTCTAAGCGACTGGAAAGAAAAAGCCCGGTAATTATCATTTTGATAGCGATATCTCCGCGATCCTGAAATTAATTAAACATTTAGTTCCGGATATCTCCCGGTACCGGAAACATTTTGATTGATATCAGTATCGTTTTGTCAAAAGATAATGCACAAAAAAAGTCGACAAGATCCTGTCGACTTTTTTTGTGTTAAATATAATAGATTGAAAAGAATTAATTTGTTGATTTATCAGTTAATTCAACATCATTTTTAATATGATAAGCAACACCGGTTACTTTTACCTGTTTGTATACAAAGGTAAAAAGTAATAGAGGTACTTTCACTTTCTTATATTCTATTTGTTCACTCATTAGGCCGTTTACTCCTTTAAACTCCTTTGTTGCTTTTTTATACGCCCGGTCATATAATCCCTGATCGGAACTTCCCCCAAACGGTATAAATAAAACCCAAAACTTTGGAGCTGCAGAAACAGCCGATGTTTCACCCAAAACAGTATATGAACTTCTTTCGGATGGCATTACCTGGTTGTGTGCAATCATCTTGCCTTTTGAAGTTACGCAACTACTTAAAAAAAATATAATTGCAAATAACAAATAAATTGGTTTTTTCATAAATATTTTATTGTAGCCATTCAACATTAAATTTGAATTTTAATTCACTGGCAGCATTTTCAAAAGTTAATACAGGTGGGTATAAGCTTCCATTGGTAGGCATAATATCCCTCACTTTAAAGGTATAACCACCGATTAATACATCTGAATTAATAGTATTGTGGTCAAGAAAATAAACACTTAATTTGAGGTCTAATGATGAAACTGTAAATGGTAACCCTCCTTTAAATGTCAATGGTAAGTTACCAGGAATAATATTATCAAACCTTTCAGTGGTAAAATAACTATTTGTACTTGTAAGAGGGTCAGGCGACATTATGAAATATACATCTGGGCCATTACCACTATCCCAACTCGCACCTGTAGTGGGGTTAATAAAAGGTAAACTGGAAACTATTATTGAATTTATTTTTAATTTAGTTGGAGCGTTCTTGATAGTAATTGTTTTATTTATAATTGCTTTTTTTAAATCTTTATTTAGTGAACTTAAAGTTACATTGTATGTACCACCTTTAGAAAAAATATGAGTGGGATTTTTTTCAGAAGAGGTACTTCCATCCCCAAAATCCCAAACGTTAATTGATGAATTTTCAGATGAATTTAAAAAAACGACACTATTTGGTGCAAAATTATTGTCTCCTGAAAAGCTAAAGTTTGCAACCGGATCAGGCACAACTTCAACATCAGTTTTTGAACATCCGACAAACAAAGCACTTAACAATAAAAAATACATTACCTTTTTCATAGACATTACATTTATAAATTAATTTTAGTTTAAATGAAGTTGCAAATGTATAAATATATTCTTACAATGCAATGTTTTGGTTAAAATATTAGTGCTTAGTGTATTTTTTAACGGGTTCGGCCGCCATCTTATAGCTCCGTTCTTTTTCTATTTCTTTGATCTTCTCTTTTAAAATTGCATTTTCTCCGGATAGCTCAATAATAGTCTTTAACATCATTTCATTGGTTGAATCATTGGGTTTTTCTGTCGAAGTCTCTTTAAACATATTCCCTTCACCAATTAAAATCCATTCTGCCGAAATATCAGGAAATTCAGCAACTATCTTACATATTAATTCAATATTAATAGATTTATTTTTCCCTATAATGTAATTATTTAAGGTTCCATAATTAAAATCAAGTTGAATGGCAAATTGTCTGTAAGTAATTTCTTTTTTGTTAGCAATAATCTTAATTCTTTCAATAACAGTTGTTTCCATTTAGTTTAATTTAAAATGAATATATACTAAAACATATATGATTTCTAAATTAATTATATGTCTTATTAGATACATATATTTGCATTTAATTATTATTTTGAAAAATATAGAGTATATTTAAAGATATTATTTATATATATATGTCATACTATTTATTAATCTTATACAAATTAATATATCATAGTACTGATAATTAAATATATAAATATTTGTTATTTATAATCAGATATAAATTACATTTTTATTATAAAAATATATGTCTTTTTGTATTGATATATGTCGTATATGATATATCTTTGCCCTCACAATGAAACAAAGAAATAAAAACACATTGTTTCCGAAACAATAAACGCGGCAAAGATATATAATAAATAGTATTATGTCAAAAATAAGTGATAAAGACCTGAATATCCGGTATGCCAAATATAAGAGGCGGGTTAAAGAAATAATGAATAAGGAAAAGGAGACAACCACCCGCGCCATTGCAAAAGCAGCTTTGGAATTTAATGTTACTGAAAGGACAGTGAAAAATGCAATGAATAACCGGCCATCAAAGGCAAGTAAAAAATAATGCATATGTCATTTGAAGAAATAAAAATCAGTTTGGATCAAAAAGTAATAGAATATAAGGGACAAAAATATTCTTTTACAGAAAATAAGGCTTGCCGTTACTGCGACATGAAAAATAAAGGCGTCTGCAAACTTGTACCCTGTTCGAACTTTGAAGAGCCCAAAAGAAAAGATAACATAGAATGTGGATCATTTAATATTATTTGAAATGAATATTACACTCCTTATAAACGGCGAACAGGTAGATTTTGAAAGCACATTCAAAAAGCTATTCAAAGAAGCAATGGCAGAAAATATGTGCACAACCCCAGCCGCTTCATCTGAATTCGTTATTGATCCCAAATACACCTACATGTTATCCGATGAACGCATCCAAAAACTGTTTGGTGTTACAGCTCATAAATACCCGGTGCGTGGTATAATTACCCAACTTCGAAAATACGGCATTACCCCCATTGCCAAACAGCGTACCGGTGCAAAGGTGTTTGGTTCTCAAATACTTCAATATTTAGAGTTACTTAAAGACCAACAATCTGATTACCAACATAAAAATTAAATAAATCACTATGAAAGTTACATCACTCGTTTTCGCCATTTTACTTGGCGTTTTTAGTATTCTTTGTGCCTTTTTTTACTTCACTCTCTTTTATTTTCACCTGGCTATCTTTGCTACTGTCAGTATTTTGATTAGTTATTTCATGTTTCGCGATTATCTGAATCACGTATCAAATGACACAAAACTGAAACCCTATGAAACCAGGTAATTTTAACTGCCCCTTCTGCCGGTACTGCATCTTGGATGTTGAATCGTGTTCTATTCTGAACAAACCTATTTCCTTGGTTCAAAGTCCAAACACATGTGATTATTTCACCTGCACTACTTCAGAATACAACCAACGTATCTGGAAATTCTTTAAACTCATTTTATTTATTCTCGGATTTTTCGCACTTATATATTTATCAGTTAAATACGGATAATATGAATCGAAAAACAGCTAAAACAAACATCCAATTAAGGATGTTTGCTGCCCTTCCTGCGCCCGAACACCGGAAAACTAACGGACGATATGCTACCCGACTCGATGCTGCATTACAAGAAGCATTAAACTGGAAAACGCTTTATATAACCGAAATAACGCGCAAAGAATGTGTTTCAACCAAATTACGGGTACAGCAAGAAGAAATTACAACACTCAAAAATATTCTAATTCAAAATTCAATAACATTTTAAAAATCAACATTATGCTAAATTGGTTTTATGGAGCTGTGAGATATGAAAAGACAGCAGAAGAAGGAAAAATTGTAAAGGTGGTCGAAAACTTCTTAATCGATGCCCTGTCATTTACAGAGGCTGAAAAGCGACTGAATGAAGAAATGAAGCCCTTTATCAGTGGCGAATTTGTAGTATCAAAAATACGCCGTGCACGGATCAGCGAACTATTCGCAAATGAAAATGGTGACAAGTGGTACAAATCAAAAGTAATGTTTGTCAGTCTGGATGAAGATAAAGGAGTTGAAAAACGAACCCCCTCCACCATGTTTGTACAAGCCAATGATATGCAAGGTGCCTTGACAGGAATCAAAGAAGGAATGAAAGGATCAATGGCAGATTATCAGGTAGTAGCCATAACCGAAACCGACATAATGGATGTATTCCCATATGTGGCACCGGTAGAAGAAAAGAAAGAAACGCTGGAGGAATAGACTATGACAAAGCCCCAATTTGTTGCCGGTGTACCCTTTGCTGTATTTGGTCTTAATTATGATCTAAGATTCAACAGCAGCACCGACAACCTGGAATGCACAGTAGAAGATAAAGTTATTCATTCATCCTTTATTATTCACCCCGACACGGAAGAACCCCATTTTACAGCTTTTATCCCTGTTTTCGGACAGGTACAGCCAGTAATGATTAGTTACTCACATTGTGAGCTAAAATAACCCTACGGACAGGTCAACCCGGCGGTACGAAAATGGCAAATTGCTTAGGCCGCCGGTGACTGTTTCTAAACTTTAAAATCATAATCACATGAAAGCAATCGACAAAAACAACAAAATAGCAAAAGGGGATCGGGAAACCGCCAGGAATAAGAAAACAACTTTTGCTTTTGCTGATTATGGAAATGGATACTTTAATAGTCAAAACTCACACAAAAAAACCAATAAAAGAAAATGAAAGTACTACAACTAACAGAAGCGAACGCACGGAAGCTTTACAAAGATGCTCCCGACGAATTTAAAACGGTCTTAGAAGATACTTTTGGAAAACTTTTTTTCACAAGTAAAATCACAGACAGGATCAAGACCTACAAGGATGCATGTGATGAACTGGGTGAAAAACCTATGAATGAAATTGAATTAAGGAGTTTGGGTTTTACCGAAGATGAACTTAATTACCGCAAATTAAAAACAATCACGAAAGCCCTGAATGAAGACTGGCAAGCTGATTGGAAAGATGGCAATCAAAACAAGTGGTACCCTTATTTTAATGGGTCCTCCGGTGGCTTCGTTTTCGGCGGTGCGGATTACCGCTCTTCGGGTGCGGATGCGGGTCGCGCCGCCCGCCTTTGCTTATCCAGTGATGAATTAGCAACCTATGCCGGAACTCAGTTTACAGAGATTTATAAATGTTTTATACTTTAATAATCTAACCGCCGAAAGGCACAAAAAATAGGATATGAATAAAGAAGAAAAAATTACAGTCAGAATTAAAACCATTCAGGATGCTATCAAAGCAACTGGCAGACCTGAGGTACCTGAATTTGAAAATTTGCCCGCCGATTTAAGGGAGTATTTTAAAGCACAGTATAAAGCTGTAGTCATCACGGAAGCCCTCAATGAGGGTCAAAAAATGGATTGGAAAGATGGCAATCAAAAGAAATGGTTACCCTGGTTACGCATGTCCTCCGGTGGCTTCGTTTTCGGCGGTACGGATTGCGTCTGTTCGAGTGCGGGTGCGGGTAGCGCCGCCCGCCTTTGTCTAAAAAGCGACGAATTAGCAAAGTATTTTGGCGAACAGTTTACGGATGTTTGCAGTGATGTTTTAATAAAATAAGAAAGTAAGGCTGTTTGTCTTTGTGGGTTGTCCTCCAGTGACTTCGTTTTCAACGATACGAATTACAACTATTCGAATGCGAATGCAGGTAACACCACCCACCTATGCTAAAATATTACAAAGACAAAGGCCTCACCCCTTGGTGAAAAATAACTAATTCAAAAGGTGTTGGTATCAGTCATTTGACTGTGAAGACTCCAATTAGGAAAGCAAAGAAATGAAGCGGATAGGGAATTTATATGATAGTGTTTACAGTCTCGAAAACCTTTATCTGGCCTATAATAAGGCCAGGAAAGGAAAAACAAAAACGTATGGTGTGTTACACTTTGAAAAGGAGTTGGATAGTAATATTCAAAGCATTCATAATGAATTGCTAACAGAAAGTTACAAAACATCCGAATACAGTATTTTCACCATTCAGGACCCAAAAGAACGGCTTGTCTATCGGTTACCGTTCAGGGATCGGGTTGTACATCATGCAGTCATGAATATTTTGGAAAGCATATGGGTGTCAGTGTTCAATACAACTACCTATTCCTGTATTAAAGGCCGTGGAATTCATTCCGTATTAAGGCACTTAAAACGTGATTTAAAGGATATCGACAATACGGTTTATTGTCTAAAAATGGATGTAAAGAAGTTTTACCCCTCGATTGATCATGAAATTTTAAAACAGATCATACGTAAAAAAATAAAGGATGTTCGGCTTCTGCAATTGCTTGATGAAATAATTGATTCAGCCCCGGGCGTACCCATCGGAAATTATTTATCACAATACCTGGCTAATTTATACCTGGCTTACTTCGATCACTGGATCAAAGAAGACAGAAAAGTTAAATACTATTACCGGTACGCCGATGATATGGTGATATTAAGTCCGGATAAACCCTATTTACATGGGCTATTGGTGGACATAAATGATTATTTGGCAAATAGATTAAATCTGCAATTAAAAGGTAATTATCAGGTTTTTCCGGTCGTTGTCCTTGGAATTGACTTTGTAGGATACGTTTTCTACCACACGCATATTTTAATGCGAAAGTCAATCAAAAAACGATTTTGCAGGCGGGTTGCAAAGATCAATAAGAAAGACCTTGAACCAATAGCATACAGGGAACAAATTAGTTCATACATGGGTTGGGCGAAACATTGCAATTCAATCCACTTATTAAAAACAATTCTACAAGATGAAAAAATTCTCTGAAATGGGCATAACAACCCAGGACGAAAAAAATATGTTTCCGGTACCTATCATCTCCATACAGGAAGTAACAAACTGTGAAATCGAAATACTTGATTTTCAATCGGCAGTAAAAACAAAGTACGGAGATGGCCGATGTGTTGTTAAAATACGATTTGAAAATATAGAACGCAAATTTTTCACCAATGCATCAAAAATAAAGGAAGTATTGGATAAAGTGCCAAAAGAGGATTTTCCGTTTTTAGCTACTATTAAAGCTCAACGTTATGGAACCGAAAGTGCAAAAACATTCCAGTTTACTTAAAATTCACTTCCAACTACCTACTACAAACTACCTACTATGTTAGAACTCCCATATATCAACTCCCGTGCTCACCTGGCAACCATGATGCTAAACTACGATGTATTTGCCGGCACCTACAATGCAGCCATTAAAGCCAAACGCGCGGCTGATCCGGATAATGCATCCGACTTTCAAACTCTCAAACCAACACACCGGGCACTTTATAAAGACCTAGTATTCGAAATCGGTAAAAAGATGCTACAGCACATCAAAAATTATCAAACTATCAATACGCAGCAAGGCAATACAGGTACTTTTAAGCTCCTTAGCAATCCTATTTGCGGTGATGGTATCTTTGTGTGTTCTACTAACCGGTATCAACTCAGCAAGCACAATGGCAAGGAAAACTCTACTATCTACCGGAACATACTCCGCCTCATGGAAGCTGGCATCATTACCGAAAAGATTGGACATGGCAAAAAATCAAATTTCGAACTGCATATAAACGCTGATTTTTTAATTATTTCCGACCATGCCAACCCGGCATACAACCCGCTCGAAAATGTCGAAAACGACCAGAAAACAGCCCCCGCAGGGAGTTTCGCCCCTGGGGGTAAAATTGCAGTTTGCAAGGAAAAGAAAAATGTTCAAGAACACTTAATAAATAAAATATATTCCGCTACCGCTGGAGAAGGTCAATTTTCCAAAGACCAGGTATCCCATGTGGGGAAAATTGGGGAGGATAAGCCGGAAATACCGGCTGTAAATAGTACCGGCTCTGAAATTCAACCTATTACCGGAACATTAACAGGAACAACGGACATGTCAACCCCCGCTCTCCAGACACCGTTTAAACCGACGGGGGGGCGCGCTGATGTACATAACATGTTGGCGGCAAAGGGGGTTGACTATGTGAAAGTATTCACCAAAAAGGACCCGAAACAGTGGCATGCATTCCACCGGTTAAGCCATGCCGCCTATTTTGTAGACTACACCATACAAGCCATTTACAGCAAACGAGGTGTTGAAATTTTCCCACCGGCACGCATCGCCGCCATTGAATATGCCGAAAAATACTATTTTCCAAACCCACTGGAAACGGATGTAAAAACCATCTTCCGACCATGCGAAACGCTTGATCAATATGCTAACCGCCTGGATCAACTCAAATGGTGTGTGGATGCTGCCAACCGGTACGCCGCCAAAAACAATGCCTATTTTGTATTGATTAGTAAATATATTGATATTCAGAACGAAAACGGATTAAAACGTACATTTACTTGGTGGTCAAATGCAAAGAAAAACTTTGAAGACAAAGCCAAACACTTAAAAAACATCAAAGAAATGAAGATGTTACACGAAAAAGTCAGGGAACTGGCAGAGGGTCGCACTACACTCATGGAGGCTGAAAATTATGTTGAAAGCAACATCCCAAAATATAAATTTGTATTTCGTCATTCACTGGTTACGGTTATTAATCAATTAAATAAAGAATAATTATGGCAAATTGGAAGGATCAATCAAACAACATGGGTACCCGTTACAAGTTACTGGTTTATTTTTACCCAACCGAAAATAAAATAAATCAAACTTACTGGGCTTTTGCAGTCGACGAAAAAAAAGGACTGGCCATTAAGAAACTTACCGACCGGATCTTATTAAAATCGGTACTTGGAAAATATAAAACAGCGATTTTTTATGACAACGGTGTCGAAATTGAACGCTGGGAAGATGGAATTAAAAAATAAATCTAATCTATTCATATAAAAAAATCAACAATGACAGCTACATTAACCATTCGCCCAAAAGATTTAATGAGGGTTTTAGGATTATCCTACAGCCAGTGCCAACGCAAATTAAAAGCCATCCGTGTGATCAACTGCAAAGGAAGTCACCAATACGTAACAGTCACAGAAGTAGCTGATTTCATCGGATTACCAGAAAATGACATCCGTAAAACCTTGGAAAACCACGTACAACCCATCTAAAACAACATAATTATGTTAGGAATCTGCATTCCCGAAAATAAGTTTTCCGGTTATCTTGAACTTTACTTCACAAAACCGATTGTTTTACTGCCCGACGAAACGCTGAAAATACATAAAACTGAAAGAAATAACTATTATTTCATCAAGGATAACCAATCAATACGCCACATCCCCGAACCGGTTTACCGGGTAGGGGAAACGTATTATGTCAAAGAAACCTTTCAGATTATTATTATTCCAGAATTTAAAATTAATACAACATTTTATAAATCTGACAATAAAGCTCGTGAAGTCTATTGTTTAAACCATGGAATAGTAGATGTTAGTAGTTATCCTTGGAAAAACAAAGCACAAATGCCACAAACAGCCGCCCGGACATTTATAAAAATTATCAGTTGTGAATTTGTTTTCGTTCCGGATGAACCGATTGGATACAGGTATGAATATGAAATTGTAGAATTAAATACTAATAATTAAAATCACATGGCAAAAGATTTATTTACAAAACAATGGATTACCGATAATTCATTAGAGATTATAAAACGTTATGAAAAAGGGATATTAACCCTAAGAGGCTTACATTATCAATTAGTTTCAGTTGGAATGACAAATACAATCAGTCATTATAAAAGAGTTGTAAATGCAATGATTGAAGCAAGATGGGCTGGATTGGTAGACTTCGATACATTTTCTGATCATGACCGTGCAATGATTGGTGAAACTGATTATGAAGAAACAATTCTAAATGATGAGATTGAGAAAGCAAAAGAAAATATTCATAGCTGGATGAATTATTATTTTAAAAACCGTTGGGAAAATCAACCCTATTACCCTGAAGTATTTATAGAAAAAAAAGCATTACAGGGTGTTTTTGGGTCAGTATGTAGAACAAACTCTGTTACATTAGGAGCTTGCAAAGGATATCCATCACTGACTTTTTTAAACGATGCAAATGATAGATTTATGCAGGCTGAACAAAATGGAAAAATTCCTATAATTCTTTACTTTGGAGATTATGACCCATCCGGTGAAGATATTCCTCGATCTATTGAAGAAAATATAAAACGAATGGGATGTGAAACAATTCAACTAAAACGATTTGCATTAATGGAAAATCAAGTTATTGAATGGAAGTTACCACATGCACCGGTTAAAGATGGGGATAGTAGAACTGCTAAATGGGATGGATTAGGACAAGTTGAATTAGATGCAATTGAGCCAACCAAACTACAAAAGTTATGTCAGGATGCAATAGACGAATATTTCGACCATGACCTTTATTCAGATTTAAGGGAAATTGAAGAAACAGAAAGAGTAGATTATAAAGAAAGTCTTGTAAAATTTGTCAATGATATGAAAGAATAAAACCAGAAACAAACCTTTAAAACCGTCACTAACCCCGGCGGTTTTTTTATGTCATTATGTGTCATTATATAGCATTTATTAGCACAATGTAGCATTTTTAAGCATCCGTTATACTTGGTTTACTTATTTTCGCACTGCTTAAAACCGGAGTAAAACCGACAAAAAAGAAACTAAAACCATTCATTATGAAAAAGTAACTTCCCCAGGAGGGGAGGATCATAGGCTAAGTCCGGTAACGCAAGCCGTAAATTACCAAATCCCTGACCTTTTCAATTGTAAATTATAAATTTTAAAAATAAAATATCATGCCAAGAAACATTCTTTCAGTCCTTCCGGTTCCAGGTGGTTTTGCTGTTGCCATTGATAAAGTAGCCACCGGCGAAATTTACACAAAAAAAGAAACATGCCAAAAACGTGTTGACGATCTAAAAGCTGAACGCAAAGCAGCAAGTGAAGTATCCAAAGAAGCAATTAAAGAGTAATTAATTATCACTAATCACTATTTATATGCCACTTAAACAAATTGGTTTTAAAACCGACAACGAAGCTGCCGACCTGTTCGAAAAGCTGTACAATGTTGCTATTGTAGATAACCCGTCCCTCACAAAAGGTGCTTTCTTTGAGGAAATAGTCAACGGCTATGCCAACCCGAAAACAAAACAGGTTCCCGATCCACTACAAGCCGCCCGGATTATCGAACTTGAAAATGAATGTTTGGAAAATCAACATATCATTTTGGAGTTAAACCATGAGAATGATGATTGCCTGGAGCTTTCCAAACATGAATTGAATTTTATTATCGCTCTAAGAACGATGTTATCACTACCCGACGATGCCGATGGTGATGCCATTGTTGCAGAAATACGGGCTACCCAGCAACGTGCAATGAACGCATTGAAAGAACAGGCACCCTTGATGGAAAATGAAATACTATTTACCATCCCGGACATTCATTTGAAATTACTTTCAGAAACAGTTAAGCGGCTTTCTGTAAAATACAAATCAACAGTTACCATCAAAGATGTGCTGTTGGATATGTTTGCACGCTACACCATTGAACAGTTCAATGAATGGTTTTACCCCTTTGTGATAAAAGGGGATGAAGATTTTAAGGCTATAACCGGTTGTACCCAAAAACAATTGCAAGTATGGCTAAAAAAGATATAATGGAGACCATGAAGCGCAACCTGCTTCGTGGTTTCATTCCGCAAATTAAAGAAAACCTGACAAACATCAATCCTTTTCTAAAAGAAAAACTTTTATTGGTGCCTTTGGAAGGGGGTGAAACTCACGCCGGGTATGTCCTTGTTATCGGGTCCGATGATGTGGCTCACATGCTTACCGTTGCATTTGATGAAGATGATAAGGTAGTTCGTATTGTTGAGGATATCACGGTAATTGACTTCATTGAAAACCTGCTAAAACTGATCTAAAATTATGGGATTACTTACTAATGTTGGTGAAAAACCTGTTGAACCAGAAAAACCATATACGTTTGCCTCAGGTGGGATTGATGGATACATGAATGAATTGAATGTACCAAAGCAACCGCAGGATATTGACGAAAGTGAAGGGTTGAACGAATTAATCGATTTGCAGGAACACGAACCCGATGAACCGCTCGAAAAAATAAAAGCCCGTACGGCCGTGGCCAATGCTTCAGGAAAGATTCTGGCCATTGCCCTGGATGCTGCCTTTCCGGTTGCACTTGGATTATTATTAAAAGATGATCCGGACAATTATAAGGCTACCCCGGAGGAAAAAGAAGACTTAACAGAAGCTTTTGCAGAATACACGAAGCTTAAAGGGGGTGAAATACCGCCCTGGTTAGCCCTTGTGATAACCATATTATCAATTTACGGTGTAAAAGGTGCAGCAGGGTTCCAAAATAAAAAGCTTAATGACGAAAATGCAAAGCTGCAACAACGAATTAAAGAACTCGAAGAACAGGCTGCTCAACAACTGTCAGAAATGGAAAATGCTGCATAATAAATAAATCAATACTATGAATTCAATTTTGATTTTTGTTCTGATAATTTTAGCACTATTAGTGTGCATCTATTTTGTGTCAAAGCGTATTTGTAAAACAGTTGTAACCGATAGTGTTCCCACAGTTGAACCGATGAACCGGAATCTGATCATCAGTAAAACGGCTAACCGTAAACTGAAAAAGAAAGTACTATCGGACAATGAACAGCGGAATTATCACAAGGCACTTTTAAAAGCCCGAAGACAAGGACATTTAACATTTTTTTTTCATGAAGAATATTATCCAACCGGCTTAATGGTAACTAATGGAGGAAAATAACATCCGTGCTGCAAAATCAACCATAATCCTTGGAGCCAACGGAACGGGCAAAACAACGGTATTACAACAGATATTGACCCAAAGCAATGAAAAGAGCCTGGTGATTACTCCGGACGATGCCGAATGGCGAAACTACCAGGAAGTAGAATTGAAACAACCGGATGATTTTTTGTACACCGGCATACGCAGGCATATTTTTAACCCGGCAAAGAAAACAGGAACCCTGGACCGTATCCACCTTTTTAAAATGGGGAAACTTGTTTTTGATGATTGCCGGTCCTACCTGGAAGCCGGAACCGATATCCGGATACGAAACGTGTTGATCCGTCGCCGCCAACGTATGGTAGATGTGTTCGCCGTTGGTCATGGATTTACAGAAGTACCGCCGGTGTTCTTTACCTTTGCCACTGATATTATACTCTTTCGTACAGCGGATAATATTACCCGCCGTAAGGATTGCTTAAAAGATTTTGATAAAATGGTTGAAGCCCAACGCCGGGTGAACGAAAAAGCAAAAAAAGATCCTCATTACTTTGAAATAATCAAATTCTCGTAACATGGCAAAATCCACACTCACTAAATCCGAACTGGCTACCATGTGCGAGGTAAGCAGCATTAAGGTACGCCAATGGTGCAATGTAGATTTCTACGAAGAATTAAAAAAACTGGGTTACAAAAAGCATCAACACAACTTTACACCCTGTCAAACAAAGTTTTTGCAATTGAATTTATTGGACTATACCGAAAAATAGTATGAAACCTACGATTCCCAAAAAACAGGATTTTAAAAAGGTGGTTGAAACTTCAACTAAAAAAGAACTGGCTACTTTTTGTGTTTGCATTTTAACGGACTATAAAATGTGTCAGGAGGATGGATTGAAATATTTAAAACCAAATGAAGTACATTATCTGATTCCGGTTGAATGGTATAATATTATCCCTGTCGGATATCCGGTTGTAGATATTTTTGGAAAGAAAAAAAAGTTCACTAAAAAACTATCAAAAGAATCAAGATACGGATGTCTGTCGTATGGATTTATCAGAAACTTTCACAAAAAATAAACTTATTTACTCTGTCTCAATTTTCCTTTTTTTCTTCTGATTACCTGGTAATGCACTGGCTTGTGAAAGTCGGTGCATTTTTTTCGTACTCCTCACCCATTGAATAACTTATAATAACTAATAATTCCTTATCAAAAATCATCAAAAGTTATCATAACTAAAATTCCCCTTTTTTGAAAAGCTATTTTTGTAACTGACTCTCGGAAACTACTAAGACACACAAGATTGTAGGTGGCGTAACCCACCTTAAAAACTACCCACGAACTTTCTTTAATTTTAATCATAAATTCTCAAACAATGAACAAAACTTCGACCGCGGTTTACCTTTTAATCGCTATTCTCGTAATCACATTGGCAATCGTTATGGCAAAACCTGTATTGGTTGACAAAGCCGGCGTTAATCAGTACCAATTGAAGCTTTTCAACTTCAAAGCATTGGTATAGTCCATCTTATTAAACTGAAATTATTTATCTAAAAAAATTATCAAAATGCCTCCTCAAAAAAATTTATCTAACCGTGCCGATGGTATGTTACCCGGCTCTGGAATGCGTGAAGAATTAGCACGCCGTCAAGGACTTCAAGCATATGCATCACTTGCACGTGTTACAGGATCGGGAAATCCGATTAACGACGAAAAAGCCACACAGGCTATTTTTCAAATCAAATTAAACAATATCGGTGCCGATGATAAGATCATCGCTTTACATGCAGGCTCATTGCTTACTGTTGACGAAATTGCAACTCTTATCGGTGTCACTGTTGATGCAATCGCAAAAACAGGTGTTGTCATTGTTTCAAATGTTACCTGTACAACTAAGGCAAATACCTCATTAGAACATTTCCAACGCTATTTGAATTTAAATCCAACCCGTATCATCCGTATAAAAGTGGAGTCAAACGAGGAAGATCAACTTTCCGAATCGTTGGTTTTGGCTAAATACAGCCCGGTAATGAAATTAGGTTCTCAGGAAGTTATTCCTTCGAACGCAAAACGTCAAAGCGATTTACAAACTAAACTGGTTCTTTTAGACCTGCCAAATCATCAGCTTGATGACCAGACGGTATTTTATACCAATTTGCTTGCCGGTCGCACCCTGACATTAACCTTATTCTTAGGAGCTGCCATCAACACGGCAAGCAACCTGGAACAAATGGCCAACGCCATTAAATAAGGGGGTAACATGGCCGGAAAACCTGAACAATTGACACTACTCGATTTTATCGACTGGTGTACACGAAACATTGATACGGATAAATTAGCGGCCTTAATGACGGATTACGGTTACAACCGTTACGACAGTGAAACAATTGCAGAGGCAATTAACGATCCTGATTTTTATAATGATTTTGGCCTGTTACTTCGTAGCTCGCTGAATGAAGATAAAAGCTATGCCGAAATCACCCGTGCAAGTGGGGAAATTACAGCCAATGACTGGTTGAAACTTTCACAATCAGCAGGCACGTTTGCAAAGGCTACAGGAGATACAGCATCTACAGCTCCAAACACATGGGCTATCATTGGTGGAATTCTTGGAGGTCTTGGTACAGCTATGGGGAGTCTCTTTGGAAACAAAGAAACAGTTACCCCGGCGGCTACTGCCACCACCACTACTACCGGATCAACAACGTTTTTGTGGATCATTCTTGCTGTTGTCGTTCTTGCTGTAATTGTCATACTGGTGTTATCGACATCCCGAAAAAAGTAAGCTATTTTTATAACATATTACAGAAAAGCCCGCCCGATATTCATTGCGGGTGGGCTTTTCTTATTTCAATATCCGTATGAAAATAACTTATGTGTATGACCGTGAACACCCAGAATTGCAGGACTGTCCGGCCGGATGTATTATTGAAACCGGTGTAGTAGTCATTAATCCTGATTTATTCTTTCAGTACTCTGAATTTCACCGGAAGTTTATATTGCTTCATGAGGAAGGACATATTGTATTAAAAACAGGAATACAACTGGAAGATGAAATAAAAGCCGATGGATATGCCTTTGATCGTTTGGCCGGAACTGAATATAAAAGCCTGAAACAATGCTTAAACTTTTTAGAAATATTATTGGTGCCGGGACTACCATCCACTGACAGCAGAATTGCAGCCCTATACGATCGCGCATTGAATTGGGATAACCGGCACTAATAACACCATACAACTATGAATAAAAACGCTACAATAATAATGGTTTCGCTTCTAACAATTTCGATGATCGGAATAGCAATTTACCTCATTTCAAAGAATTCATATGCTAAAGGTGAAGAGGCTGGAAAAACAGAAACAAAAACAAGTACGACTTCCACCGGGGGAATATTAGGTTCTATTTTACCATTTTTAGGATTGCTTTAAAATTAAATACCGCTATGGAACAAAAAAATATTATAACCGGAATTGTCATCCTACTCATTGGGGTTGGTGCTTATTATTTCCTTTTTGGAAGTAAAGCCAGTGCATCCAATGTAGTGCCACTTACCGACACACAAGCAAAAGGATTAACCGACAGTCAGATAACATCCCTTACATTGGGTCAGATAAATGCTATGTCTTTCGACCAGCTGGGGTTGTTGACTTCCGGACAGAGTGCATTAATCGCTCAACAAAAAACTATCCTGGAGGCAAAAGAAAAAGCCAATGCTGACCTCGCAAAGGCTTCATCCGATGCGGCAATCGAAAAAGCCCGTGTGGATGCGTTAAAACTTAAGATGTCAAGTTATACTATTGAAGATATGGACGCTATGACAGCGACTCAATTAAGTGCGTTTACCACCGAAGAACTCAATTATATGCTTTCGGATGTGAAAAGCAGGTATACGAGGGATAAAGAATTATATGCAGCTCAACAGGCTAAAAAAATTGGCGATGATCAATTCTTTACTGATTTAGTTAAATTAACGGCAAATGATAAAGCTGAATGTGATGCTTTGGCAAGTAAAATTTATGCTGATTGTCAATGGACATTTGGAATTATTGAAAACCCACATGCAGCCGGTTTGTGGCAAAATTTTATGGATATGAGTCTTGCTAAGTGCTATTACTTAGTAAATATTTCATGGCCAAAATATGACACAAGATCCTTTATAAAAACTATTTCCGCTCAGAATTTTGGTTTTATTCAAGGATGGTTCACGAAAAGGGACTGGACGTCAGATCGCGGAATTACCACTAAAGCTGCCATGATTTCACGTATTAATAATTTACCAACAATGCCGAGTAATTCTACACCAGCATCAGGAACTACACAAGGTGAAGGTGGAGGAGGAATTAATATTTTAGATGTTTTTTCTCCAATTACATGGCTTTTCTAAAATTTGTAGGTAACTAAAACATTGAAAATATGAGTGCTACAACATTAACTCTGACAGACAACATACAGATGTTTCCGGTATATATTCCGGTAAAGCCGAATATACCCCTAACGGTTTTTGGGCCGAATAATAGTTCTGTTGACAACTCGGATACACTTACATCTGATACAACTGTCACTAAACCAATTGTGAAGCAACAACCACCGTTAATAGGAAATGTAACATCACAGGGACTGCCTAAAAAGAAACGCATTCATGCACATATCCTTAATTTCACAACCATAAGCGCGGAAAATGGTCAACCATCTGTATTGTGGATCAGTAAAACCGGAAAGTATTACCGTACCGTGATCGATGCGAGAAAGGACAAAAAGGGTGCATTATCAATGAATCCATATACCGGGGTGGTTCTCCCGGGTACCGGAACCAGCACGACAACTGTACCGGGCAATAGCACAACTACTGTACCGGTAACTGTACCTGGTAACGGCACAACAACTGTACCGGAAACTACAACTACAACACCACCGGCTACCACAGCACCTGCTACTAATAACAACATGATTATGTACATCATTGGTGGTATCATTGCAATTCTTATTTTCATTAAAATAATTAAATAACAGGTTATGAGTTGGTTTACAAAAGTATTTATAGTTGGCTTCTTAGTAGCCATGGTCGTTTTTTACGCTTCTTTAAAATAAATAGATATGGTATCCATGTTCAGTGCACCAGGTTCGTCTGTAAAAGAGGACGCTTTTGAATATTATCAGGATTTGGTCGACGCCACTTTATATGGTGAAACAACTGCAACTGATGACCATGTTCAAGCTCTTAAGGATGAAATCCAAAACAGTTATGATTTAACGGTTTCCGAAATTGAAAGCCTGATAAGTAATTTTCCGGCTAATATCCGGCATACTCCCGTAGCAGATACAAATACAATTGCACCTGCAACAGCAACAGCATCCGACTGGCAATCTGATTTGACAGCCTGGTATAAACAAAACATTGTCATTATTTCACTGGTACAATGGGTTCTCATTATAATTCTATTAATACGCAAATCTAACTAATATGAGAGGATATTATCAACCCTATGGAGGTTATTCACCCTATAATCAAGGTGCAAGTTTTAAAACGGTAATGATAATCATAATTATAGTGATTGTGCTTATCATAGGAATATTTGTTTACGCACGGATCAAGGCACAAAATGACCTCAAAGCACAATTGCCATCCGAATACGCCCAGGATAAATATACAGTTGAAGAATCGAAAACAATCCGGATGCTGAGTACTGCCATGAATACAGATATGAAAGGAATTAATTTCCTTGGTCATGATTATGATCCGTATACACAGTTTGCCGACCTGTCAGATAAAATATTCGAAGCTGTTACAGTAGATTATAAACGTGTTGCCGGCAATACCCTGCGTGAAGACCTTGAAGGTGACTCTTCATCATTCAAAACATATCAACCGTGGGGATCAAACCTGTTCGACCGGATCATTACTCGGCTTAACTCTCTTTCAATAGCATAAAAATGAATAAAATAGCCCTTATAATATTGGTGTTGGGTCTTTTGGGCTTCCTGGTAGGATATAATCTTAACCCCGACACAAGCTATTACAGTTACAAAATAACATCTTATAAATTAAACTAAAATGAGCAAAAAGAACTGGATATATTTAGGATTAGTCATCCTTACAGTTGTCGTATTGCCTGGTGGCTTTTTATTAGCCGGATACCTGACCAAAAAGAAACTTGAAACTCCTGCTACTCCTGTGACTAATGTTACTACAGAAGTTGATCCATCCACCATCCCGGACAGCGATGGTTCAAATGATACAAGTAGTACAACAGTAGACGAAACATGGTCATGAAAAATAAAAAAGTAATTATCATCGTGGTGGTGTGTATCCTGCTAATTGCTGCAACTGTGGGCGGTCTGTATCTATTCAAGAAACCTACAACGGGAACCGACACCACGGCACCCGGAGGAACTACCGGCTCAACCGGTACTACTGGAACGGCTACAGATTCGTTCCCACTGCAAATGGGAAGCAAAGGAAACAATGTAAAACTGCTTCAAGCAAAGATGAATCAGTGGATGACTGATAACTGGTCCCGATTGATAACCATTAAGCCCCGTCATCAAAATGGATTGCTTGCAGGCCAGGTAATGAGTTCTATTTCGGTAGACGGCAATTTTGGAGCTAATACCCGTGAGTTTTGCGGTTTTATATTCGGAACAACCTCAGTTACTGAATCTCAATTCAGTTCAATGACTGCAAGCGGATGGGGTGGAGGTACTTCCAGTGGGAATGGCACAACATCCACATGGGATGATTCACAAGTCCCGGACAAAACCGCTGATCAAAGCTGGTGGGATTACTGGGTAGCTAATATAGGCACCTATTTTATTTAACTTACAAACTTATAACTATGTCTGCATTATCCGCGTCCGTTGACGCTTCACTTACAAACGATACATACATTAAATTAGCCATATCACTTTGTGTGCCCCTGGTACTGTATGTCGTTCTTTTGGTTGTCACTAAAAACATGCGTTAATGGCAACCGGATCGGCAACAATTGACCTGACATTGACAACTGAAACATTTGTTTCAATGGCTATATTTCTGTGTATCCCGGTAGTAATTTTCTTTATCCTTAAAAATTAAAACTATGGCTTTGCTTTACGAAAACAAAATACCGATGAATACTGCTGCATTTGTGGCAAAGGTGATCGACATATCGAAGAAATTAGGAATTAACCCCAATTGGTTAATGTTTGCTATGAACCTGGAGACAGCCGGCACCATGTCGCATACCATTGTAAATAGCATCGGTGCTACAGGATTGATCCAGTTCCTACCATCAAC